CGCGCAGTTTGCGCAGACCTACTTGCTTGTGGAATGATTCGGCGCATTTGCCGTAGGCGTGGCGCATTTGCATAGGTGTCATTTCGAAAACAGATTTCATATCAATCCTCCCCAATGTCGCGGACGATGGCGCTATGAGTGCTTTCATTGTTGGCGATTAGATCAAATTGCTCGCCAGTGATCTCCCAACGTGGGTGGTCGCCTGCGTAGCAGTCTGCCTCCAACCATATACGATAAATCTGATATTCTGGGTCCCAACCGGGGTCGTAGAAGTCGCCGGCGTATCCTTTCGACGTCTGCTCGTATTCAATGTGAACAATCCAATCCATATCCATCATGTCTAAGTAGGTGGTGCATTCGGTCTTCATTTCCGTATCTCCGTCTCAATCTCAATCTCGATGATTTGAAGATACTTCAAACATATGACCTAGTCAATAACAATTTTCAATTTTTGTAAAAATAATTTAAGGTTATTTTGGAGGGCTTGATATGCCAAATGAATTGCGCAATATTATCGCCCGTGGGCTTTGCTCGTTCCATGTTAATCAAAATCGACATCGAGATATATATGGCAGCCTAACCCACACTGAGCCAGAACAGCCTTGCGACCAAATCTGCGACCATTGCTGGCACCAGGCAGACCACTTAATTGTTTACATAGAGGAATGGATGAATGACTACAAACAATCAGCTCCAAGCAATCGTCAATCGGATCGAAAAGTTAGAAGAAGAGAAGGCGGCAATTGCTGAAGACATCAAAGAAGTTTACGCCGAGGCCAAGGGAACCGGCTTTGACCCTAAGATTATTAAAAAGATCATTGCCATAAGAAAACAAGACGCCAGTAAAATTAAAGAGGAACAGGCGCTTATCGCAACTTATATGGACGCTCTGGGGATGTTGGCAGACACCCCATTGGGTCAGTCAGCGTTAGCGTCTGCGCAGTTGTCAGTTAAGACGCCTAAAGATTCTGTTGACATGGATGATTTTGACTGAGTGAAAATCAAACTGAGGTGTGGTATCATATGTCGGTTATCAACTTGTGGTCTAATCCAATGAAAGCTGAGACGTTGCGTTTCTTAGTGATGGCCGCCATATATAGCCTTGCGCTGTTCGGGGCTGCGCTCTTAGTTGGGTGTTCAGTTCCGGCGCGCTACATTGCTGAGTGCACGTTCGTTCAACCAGAGAATTGTAATTGAGATGTCCGAAGTAAATGAAAAACGTCCAAGGGGAAGGCCGACAAAGTATCGGCCCGAATATTGTGACGTTATTATAGAGCTCGGCAAAGAGGGTAAAAGTATCGCGCAAATGGCGTCTCACTTCGACGTTGATAAGGCGTCGATCTTTGATTGGGCTGCGGCAAACGCAGATTTCTCCACCGCCCTCGCTCGCGCAAAGGCTCATTCGCAGACTTGGTGGGAGAATGCGGCGCAGAAAAACATGGATAATCGCAACTTTAATGCGCAACTTTGGTTAAAGAGCGTGGCGTCTCGTTTTCGTGATGATTACACCGAGCGCCAGCAAACAGAGATCACTGGCGCAAATGGCGGCGCGATTAAAACCGAATCGGTTGTTGCGTTTGATGCGTCAAACCTTGAGCCAGAAGACCGTGACGTTATTAAGCAGGCACTCTTGCTGGCATTGGAAAAGAAATGAATGTTGAGCCAACGTCACAAGACATGCAGCCAACAATTGACGCCATTCAAACTATTTTAAATACATTGCAAACATTGGACGACGTGCATGACGCGCTGATGGTTTTGTCGTCGTGCACCGCATTCTTGTTATGCAATGCAATCAGTTCAGCTAAAGACGCCGACGAATCATACAAAATATTTTGTAACGTGACGGGTCAAGCAGTCGACGCCGCAGAGTCAATGGGCGCCACAATATGGACGCGAGGGACTGTGCATTGATATGGGTCAGATCGTCGACATGTTCGGCAAGCGTTTCGACGCCGAGCAAGCACTACTAAATATCAGCTATCTTGAATGTCGTGAAAGTCTAAGTGAGTTTATACGCCAGGCGTGGCACGTTATTGAGCCAGGATCTGACTACACTCACAATTGGCACATAGACTTTATCGCAGAACACCTACAAGCAATAACCGACGGCGTAGAGCTCGATGACGGCTCGCCATACAACCGTCTCATGGTGGCGGTGCCTCCAGGTTGCATGAAGTCACTTCTCATGAACGTATTCTGGCCGGCGTGGGAAATAGGGCCAATGAAGTTGACGCACATGCGATACATTTGCGTCTCGCACTCACAAGACCTGGCAATACGCGACGGCCTCAAAATGCGCCGCCTCGTTGAGAGCGAGTGGTATCAACAGAGATTCCCCTGGGTGAGGCTCGCTAAAGATCAAAACCAAAAACAGAAATTCGAGTTTGAGGGCGGCGGCTTCAGACAGTGCTGCGCAGCCAACTCAATAACCGGCGCCCGTGCGGATAGGATCATAGTCGACGACATGATGTCAGTCGCTGACGCCGCGTCAGTTCAGATCAAGCAGGCGACAAACCAGCAGTTCTTTGAGGCCATACCAACGCGTCTCGTTAATCCTAAAAAGTCGTCTATCGTCATCATCCAGCAGCGCCTGGCAGAAGACGACATCATTGGCAGCGTCTTAGACAGAGAACTGCCATATGATTTCATCTGTCTACCCATGCGCTACGAGCCCTCAAGGGCGCAGCCGACGCTACTGGGACTTGAAGACCCGCGCAGTGAAGAGGGCGAGCTCCTATTCCCAAATCGCTTCCCAATCGACGTAGTCGAGCGCGACGAAGAAATCATGGGCAAGTGGGCCGCCGCGGCACAGTTCCAGCAAATGCCGATCCCACGCGGCGGCGGTGTGGTCCAAGCTGATTGGTGGAAGACGTGGGACGCGCCTACCTATCCCCAGTTCGACTACATCATCGCCTCAGTCGACGGCGCCTTCACAACCAAGTCAGAGAACGACCCCAGCGCCATGACAGTCTGGGGCGTGTGGTCTGGCGGCGACCAAACGGCAATCCCAACCAGGACAATAACCGCCGACGGCTCCATTGAGTGGGACAAGAACAGAACCTACAACGCCGGCAAAAATAGCGTCATGCTCATCTACGCCTGGGCCGAGCGCCTGGAGTTCTATGAGCTCGTTGAGCGCATCAGCGACACGATGAATACTTACGGCGTAGACAAGCTAATCATTGAGAGTAAGGCCAACGGCCACAGCATCGCGCAAGAAATGCAACGCCTATACAGCCACGAAGACTGGGGCGTTCAGCTATACGACCCAAAGAACATCGATAAGCTGTCGCGCCTCTACGCCGTCCAGCACATATTCACTGACGGCATTGTCTACGCCCCAAAGACCAGTTGGGCAGACATGGTCGTCAATGAAGTCGCGGTGTTTCCAAAGGGACGCCACGACGACTTGACTGACACTGTCTCTATGGCCTTGACCTATCTCCGCAAGGCTGGCTTACTCACCAGGCAGATAGAGCACGTCGCTCAGATTGAGCGAGACATGCAGCACACTGGCGCACCGCCAGAGCCTCTTTATCCAGTCTAATCAAGGGAAATAAAATGATATACTGCAGCGCCGTCGTAGATGTTATCGACGCACCGCCAGCTCATGGCCAAGGGTTGGGAAAGTTCAAAGTCACCGTCTGGGGGAAGGAGCCAAACGATTTTGTGCGCACCTACCACATCCAAGGCAAAGATGATAATATGGCCGCCCGTGAGGGTATTGACCGTTTTGTTGATGAGATATCAAAGCTTTTAGAGAGCAAGGAATAACGTATGCCTATTGTCCCCGGCCTCGTTCACAACCTCCGTCAAGTCGCCGGAGCTCTACAGCCTCAAAGCGAAGAAGGCGACGTCGAGGTCGAGGTGGTAGACGGTGAAGACAATCCCGTAAGAGATGACAATGACGCCGTCTTAAAGATTGAACACGACGACGGATCAATCACTGTATCCCTTGATGGTAAGTCTCTTGTCGACGACCCAGACAGGAACCCGCCAGGCTTCTTCGACAACCTCGTTGAAGACATAGACGACATGGAGCTTTCTCGTATTACTGAGGAACTCCTTAACGGTGTTAGGGACGACATCCAAAGCAGGACTGAGTGGATCGAGGACAGGGCTCAAGGCATTAAGCTACTGGGCACTAAAGTCGAGATCCCCGGACTTCAAGGCGCCACAGACGGAGCGCCAGTTGACGGCATGAGCCGCGTCCGTCACCCGCTATTACTTGAGGCAGTTCTTCGCTTTCAGGCTAATGCACGGTCTGAGCTTCTCCCTACTGATGGCCCAGTAAAGGTGCGCAATGATAATTACATGGCCACCGTCCAAGAAGACAACATCGCAGACGCCCTCGAAAAAGACCTTAACCACTACCTCACCGCTGTGGCTAAAGAGTATTATCCTGATACAGACCGAATGCTGTTCATGCTTGGGTTTGGCGGGACCTCATTTAAAAAAGTCTATTTTTGTCCGTTACGGGGGCGTCCGGTCTCGGAGTCAGTTGACGCAGATGACCTCATTGTTAACAACGCTGCTACGACACTGCAGGACGCCAAGCGCGTAACACACCGCGTGATGATGCGTCCGTCTACTGTTCGTCGCTTGCAGATCCTTGGCGTATATCGTGACGTTGATTTGTCGGTGCCTGGCTTTGAGGAGCTTGACGCCGTGCAGCGCGCCAAGAATGAGCAGCAGGGCATTCAGATGTCTTCAATGGACCCTGAAGACCGTGACCGTGAGATATATGAGGTTTACTGCGAATTAGACATCCGAGGCTTTGAGCATAAATATAAAGGTCGTGAGACAGGATTAGAAATTCCCTATCGCGTCACAATTGATGTATCATCGCGTGAGATACTGTCCATTGTTCGTAACTATAATGAACCGACGGGCGAAGAAGGCGATGAGCTTCCAGAATCTAGACAGACTTTCGTTAAATATACGTTTGTTCCTGGAATGGGTTTCTACGATCTTGGCCTACTCCATATCCTTGGTAACACTACTAACGCTGTAACTGCCGCATGGCGAGAAATGTTAGACGCGGGAATGTATGCAAACTTTCCCGGCTTCCTAATGGCAGACACAGGCGCACGCCAAAACACGAACATATTTCGCGTGCCTCCTGGTGGCGGGGCGTTAGTGAAGACGGGCGGTCTGCCGCTCAGTCAAGCGATCATGCCTCTCCCATACAAGGAGCCGGGACAGGCGCTCATGAACCTTGTCACCAGTATGGTGGAGACGGGTCAGCGCGTTGGTATGACGGCGGAATTACAGGTGGGCGAGGGAAAGCAGGACGCACCAGTTGGGACGACGCTGGCGCTCATCGATCAAGCTACGAAGTTGATGAACTCAGTTCACAAGCGCCTACATTCTGCGCAGGCCGAGGAGTTCAAGTTATTAGTAGATTGTTTCAGGGAGCACCCAGAGAGCTTCTTGAGGAAGGTGAAGGTTAAGTCGTCGCAATGGAATGAGCAGGCGTTCCTTGCCGCCATTAACGACCACGAGCTTGTCCCGCAGGCAGACCCTAATACAGCGAGCCAAATGCAGCGCCTCATGAAGGTTGTTGCATTGAAGCAACTGCAGGCCCAAAACCCGTCGATGTATGACGCACTGGCAATTGATACCGCGGCATTGAAGGCAATTGGTTGGGGCAATCCAGAACAATTCTTGGCGACAAGGCCAGACCAGCAACAGCCTCCTCCGCAAGTCATGCAGGCAATGGCCGACTTGCAAATTCGCAAGCAGGAAGCTGACGCAAAGACATTGACGGCTCAAGCCAACGCCGCAAAGATTATGGGTGGCGGCCAACAGGGCCAGCAGATTGATCCTAATAAAATTGCTGAACTGCAATTAAAGAAACTTGATGCAGAGGTTCGCCAGCAAGATTCCGATAACCGTTTGCGCGAATCAATGATTGACTTGCAGGCTCAGAAAATGAGCGTTCAGGCTGATTTACATAAGGCTGGCTTAAAGAACCAGGACGACCGCTTTGAGGCAATGAATAGACAGAGGGACCGGGAGAGCGCCGAGCGCATTGCGGCTGTTAAGCTTGCGGCTGACATTGCAAAAGACCCTCAGTCTGCAGAATTGATACGTCACTTCTTGTCGCCTGGAATGATTGAGCGTTTGGAATCAAATGAGCCGCCTATTGAGGACCAGCAGTAATGGGCAAGAAGACTATCAAGGGGCTTGACTATCCCCTTAAAAGTTCTGGCAAGTTACGGGCGGCACTCAAGCCAGGCAATGAAACTGGACACGTCGCTGTTATGTCTCCAAAGGAATTTTTAAAGCACGCCAATAGATTGAAGGGGACGAAAGAAGACAAGCTACTCATTTCTTCGTTTAAAGAAGGAATGAAAGACGGAAAGAAGTTTAAGGCCTTAAAGCTTCTGTCCCACAACCATGCCGATGGGCGCCATAGGGCGACTGCGGCTGAACAGTTGGGCATTAAAGAATTGCCCGTCATTGATTATCGTGAAAGCGGTTTGGACGAAATAAAAGGCGCTCATGCTATTGGTGATGAAATGAAAGACGTTAAGAAAGAGATTAGGCAAGAACGTGCTCATGGCGGCCCAGTATTGCCGTTGGGGAGTGAAGACCCTAACGAGGCATTCCGTAGGCTGATTGCTTGGAGCTTTGCTGTCGAGCCGTTACTTAAACGCCCTCACAGAGACGATGGCGGTAGAATTGGTTACGCCACCGATGGTGGGGTTGAAGGCGA